CAGGGTATACGTGGTCTGACCACTCTCCTGGCTCTTGATCAGTACACCGGCAGGGAACGCGAGCTTAGGAAGACGGAACTGTACCTTCTGGCCAGCATAGAGCAGATTGATGGTCACTGCATTCGTCTTCTTGTTCTTGATCGGCTCGGAGAACGTAAGGTCGGCAGGGGAGATCTTGCGGATGTTAACGACAGAGACGGAGGCCATTTGTGCTTGTTGTACTCCTATCTAACACCAACGGTTGCGGTGGATCCATTTTTCACGAAAGGATCGGATAAGTATAATGAGACAGTGTCTATCTTGCAGAAACAGGACATCTGAAGATAGATGTCCGCATTCATGTCTACGAACCATGATTGTTTGCAACCGACATGCAAAGACAAAAAACATACGTTTATGGTTTAGAATGCATTCGAGCATAGTTGAAGGGGTTGTAAAAATTCAATCTCTGTTTAGAGGATTTATGATTAGGAATAGACTTCGGCTATGTGGACCAGGAGTTCTTTGCAGAAGTATATGCCATAATGATGAAGATCTGATAACATGCGAAGAAAAGAATGCTGTAAATCCGTTTGATTTCTTTAGCATAGTTGACGGTGGTGAAACGTTCTGGTTTGATCAAAGAACAATGATCGAATGGTCGCAGAAAAACGTCAATGTAACCAATCCGTATACACGTTCACTTCTTTCCATCGAAGATACTCGTAGATTGCGTGAGTTGCAGGTGTGGAGAATACATGTCGGTAGTCCATGTTATCACACAGTGCAGAACGTTACATCTGAATCAAGACGAGCCGTTAGATGGTTACGCATTTCACAAATACTTCGAGAGAATTCATTCGACGAAGCCCATCCAGAAATATTCCTAGGAATGCCTCGGGGTCAAATACTGTCATTCATCGAAATACTCAAGCAAGATATACGAGAATGGTGTGTTGGTAGGAGAAAACGATTCTATATCTGGATTGCTGGATTCAGAGGAATGAGGATTCTTGATGAAGCCGATCTGAGTGCAGATATAGCCGGATTACTTCTTGCGATTCTCACAGAACATAAAAACAGTTTTCAGTTTTGTTTCTTCGTATGGTCCGCCTATGTAAAGTGCATCGCACTTTGGAGTAACTGAAACCTATTTACACGTCTCTCGGGGGTACTAATCATAACAATCGCGTTCAAAATGTCCACTTCTCATTCTGTGTCAGTAACAAACACGATGTCTGCCGATAAGTCCAAGAAGTCCGTCAAGAAGGTCGAGCCGGTCGCCGCCCCCGTTGTCGTTGCCGCCCCGGTTGTTGCACCTGTGGCTGAGAAGAAGGCCCCGAAGGCGAAGGCCGTGAAGGCCGCTGCCCCTCCCACGAAGGTTGAGGCCACGGTGCCGACGGTTGCGGCGGTTGTTGATGCTCCGGAGCAGGCGGCGATCCCGGCCCAGGACCGTCTCTCGGCCGTTGTCGAGAAGCTGAAGGATGCCCAGTCGAAGTTCAACACGGAGATCAAGGAGATCACGAAGGAGGCGATGGCGGCGGTGAAGGCGGCTGGCCGCGAGATCAAGGACGCGAAGAAGCGTAAGCGTTCCAAGAAGCCTGAGGACATGACGGCGGAGGAGAAGAAGGCGTGGGAGGCTCGCCGTGCCAACAACGCGTTCCTCAAGCCGCGTCTCCTCACCCCGGAGCTGTGCACCTTCATGGGCCTGCCGCACAACTCTCTCCGCTCGCAGACGGATGTGACGAAGTTCGTTGCTACGTACGTCAAGAGCCACAACTGCTTTGACCCGGCGAACAAGCGTCGCATCATCCCGGATGCGGTTCTGGCCAAGCTCCTCAAGTGCACTGACAAGGACACGGTCACGTACCTCAACCTGCAGAGCTACCTCAAGAACCACTTCGTCAAGACGGCGTAAGTAGGCTGAGTAGTACTAGAAACATTACAAAAAAATAAAACACTCTAGTAATGAAAGTTGATTCAACTTTGATGACTGGAGGTGTAGTTGTGCTTATCCTTGTATTGCTGTTCATGATGCCAACCGAACCCGGGAAGTCGCGTGGACCTCTGTTTTTCTTTGATGAAAGTCCGTATTCTGGACCGAAAGCCCCCAGAGGGGGAGATGATTGGAGACAACGTCAAGATCTGACTAAATAAGTCCTGATCCAGAACGCTGTTTAAACGCCTTGACTCCATTCAAATGATTTTGAGTAGATGAAACACGTCTGTTGAAAGGAGACATGTTGACAAAGTCGATTGTAGGTACGTCTATTCTTTGAACGTGTGTTTCAAGTATAATAGGCGTATGCAATTCAGCATCTTTGTGGTAAGTTATACATGCACGTGAGAGGAACGCGGCCGTGTCATACACTCCTATAATTGGTTTGCTATCGCGTATTGAGTAGCTTATAATTACGCGTGTATCTTCAATGACCATTCCACAGCAGAACTCAACAACTTCATTCTCAAATTTGAACGGTCTTGAATATCTCAAAAGGTTCATGTCAAGATCAAATACAACAAGGAACGAATAGTAATCACGAATGCTCTCTGAGCAATCCTTATTGCTTGAATGCACCATGAACCAAATTTCACCTTTATACGTGAATCCGGGAGTTGACCCGGAGAACTTAGTGAAGAAATACGGAACGTTGTATTTCTCTTCGACCTTAACTAGTTTAGATCGCTCGATCTTTGCAATTATAACGGGATACCACGAGTAAACAACGTGTGTCTTTTCTTTAAAGTCAAAAAATGACCAATTCTTCTCAGTTTTGTCTGAACGATATGTCTCGAAATCAACATCAATAAATCTTGGGGGTAGAGTATCTTGAAACGAATACTCACCTGCAACAATTGAATGTACGTCTGTCGTTGGATTATACGACGTACCTGAAAAGCAGATAGAAGAGTCAGACTTAAATAACCGTATATCTTCTATACCGCTGTTTACATTTTCATCAAGGGGCTCTGTTAGAAAAAAGACTTCATCTTCGATTCTGTTTAGTTCTCCATCGAGAATGCAGTGAGACGTGAAGTTAATAACCTTCGATACATTATGTTGAGTCTCTGGGTGTCCATATTTCGTTAAGAAATAATTGATATATCGAACGAAAGAGATGTAGTGATTTGGAAGTGTTGGATGCTGACAAATCGAATGATTTGATGCAATAAATGTGAACTCTTTGTTTGAGATTGTACGAACGATCTTGTTAGAAAGATCAGTTGTTTTCAGTGGATGTACTATATCGTATTCACACGGAGACAATACGAGACGCTTATCTCGATACATCCCTTTCGAGATCCATGAAGATATATCAGACCTCCTCGATGCCAATACAGAATAACTTACCCTTTCGGCCAATAATACTGCAACAAGATAATACCCCATAACGAATCGATTTTCTTTCAAGATAATTCTGGGTAGATCTGTACTATGTTTTGCATACTCGAGTCCAAGCAATCCTTCGCCAGTTGGATAGTGCTTGTTGTACCCATAAACCTTCAACTTTGTGTTCTGTACGATCTCACGGATGCATGAAAGCATTATTTCGTTTTTAGGGAGGACACTGATCAGATCTAGAGTTACCATAATACAACCGGGTGCTGAAGGGAGATTGGTTGTTTGTGTGAAAACCTCAGTCTCAGTCAATGCAACAAGTTTGAAGCCATTTTTAAGAAACGTTCTAGAATTCATCGAGATTCCACCGTTATGATACAAAATACAGTACAACGACAAATCCCTGCGGTTCGATTCATCCATCAACGTATCAAATGCATCAACAACATCTGTTTGGAAGTTGGCTTTAATGAACTGTCTTGCAGTTAGATCATTAACCAAGTTAACAGTAACTTCTGGATTTGCATCTATTATTTCTGTAATTTCCCTTTCATTTCCATTGTCCCAGATATGTACGTTGCATGGAATACAAGAATTATATGATTTCTTGAGAGGATACTGTTTTACCTCTTGAACCAGCCGATTGTAGTCGTTGTTCATTGTTTGATGTGCATCTAAAAAGAAGATATAAACCAACACACTCTGCGTTTGCAGTTTCTGTTGGTTTTTTTGGTTTGAGGGTTTGAGGTTTCGGGTTTAGTTGCTGTAGGCCAGGCCACCCATGCCGCTCATCACGCGGAACACGTTGTAGTTGACGGCGTACACGCGGATCGAGGCAGTGTTCTGGCCCTTGACCGTGTTCACGGACACAGTGAAGTTCAGCGTCGCCTTGTCGATACGCGAGAAGTTGCAGCTGCCGCTCGGCTGGTGCTCCTCCGGCTTCAGGGCAAACGAATAGACGTTCACGCCGACCGCCGGGGTGCGAGTGTGGTGCTGCCACGGCTGGACGCGGTCGAAGTACCGGCCCTCACGCTCATCGAAGCGGTCCTGGCCGTTGAGCTGGATCTTGGCGACCTCAATCGGGTTCTTGCCCTCGCACTTCACGTTGGACTGCAGGATCACCTTCGCGAGGAGGTAGTTCGTCGTCGCCTCAAAGAACACATCCTGGCCATCGTTGCCAACACCGTCACCGTAGAGCTCAGAGCTCGTCGTCAGGCCGCCGCCGCTGACGACACCGAGACCCGGGATGAACGGCTCACCGAAGCTGCCGCCAGCAGTCGTGCCGCCAGATGTCGTAGGGATACCGCCAACCGTCGTCGAGCCCGCACCGCCGCTCGAAAGCGTGCCACGGCCAAGGATGCTGGTCACGATACCGTCCGTGTTCCAGTCATCGGAGTAGTTGAACGGCTGCTGTCCGAGGGCCTCCTTGATCCACGGCACAACTCCGCCGGGGGCGGAGCAGTCGACGAACGAATCACGCTGCACAACCCAGACAATCTCCTTCACCGGGTGGTTGAAGTTCATCTGGATCTTGTTGGAGGACGCAGAGATCGTCTCAGAGCCCGTGAACTGCAGCTGGTCGATGAGGTACTCGTGGCTCTGCTGGGCGAACCGGCGACGCTCCTCTGTGTCGAGGTAGACGTACTCGATGTACAGGGAGGCACCAACGAGCTGGAGGCTCTGGATACCGCTGCCCGTTGCAGCGCCGCTGCCCTGCGGGAGAGACTGCGGGGGAAGGTAGGCCGCGCCCATCGTGCCGCCCGGGTATCTGTCGCCATAGCAGCAGTTGTAGTTCTGCTCGAAGTCCACGTTGATGCGGACCTCGTGGTACTGCAGAGCGATGAGCGGCACAGCCAGGCCAGGGTTGCGGCAGAACCAGAACTGGAGCGGGATGTACAGCGTCTTCATCGGCGTGCCCGCACGGGAGACGCATGAGTTCGTCAGCTCAGACGCCGCGCACGTCGCATCCAGGGGGACACCGTCAGACGTCTTGAGGAGAACCAGGTCGGCCGTGTTGCCGAGCATGTCCTCGAGGGACTGCTGCGTGCCCGGGGCCTGGGAGAGCTGCG